ATCCTGTACCGTAGCCGTAACGGTTATCCTGACCTCTGAGCGTGCAGGCATCGAAATGCCGGAAGCCACGGTAAACGCTATCACACCCGTATTGACATTGTAGCTCTCCGTGACACCGGAGGGCGTCACGCATGAGATGGACTTGAGCTGTAGTTTCTTCGTACCATACCACATGCCGACGGTCGTATTGAGCACGGACTGCGAAACAGTCTTTCCTTCGTATGTCAAGGCAATGCTTTCCATCTCGTTGTCGAAATCGGCTACAATGGCCGACTCACCGTCAAAGCCCCATTTGGCCCAGATGGCTGCCGGGCTGAACGCGCTCCATAGACCGTCCTTCTTCGTGCGGCAACAAGCCCACTCGTATGGCAGGCTCTCGCTGACACCAATCGGGTCATCATGCCAGCCGGACGGCACGTAGTCATCAGTCTGTGATGTGGCAGGGGTTGCCGGAGCGATATTTTCCGCAGTATGCTTAAAAATCCATTCATAATCCCTACCGTCACGCCCGTCCTGGCCGTTCTCCACCAGCAGCTCATACTCAGCGGTATTCAAGTCCCCGGTAATGGTATAACCGTAGGACTTGCCGCCGTTCTGGGTCTGCAGGATACGGCGCCCCTCATTGGTCGTCTGAGTCCACATCGGAGGATTGTCTGTACCACCGGGAGCGACACATAAAAACACACGTCCGGCCATCCTGGTAATACCCATGTAAGGTATATGCTTGCCGGTCTGCCAGTCACCGCAATTGGTAATGCTTGTACCGTCTGCACCCTTGCTGCCAGTCACACAGATGGCGTTCGTTGTGGTGGAAGTATCGTCAGTAAAGACTATCCTTGTCCGGGTCCAGATATACCAGCCGTTTTTCCACGCCGGAGAGTCTGTCTGCCACTCGCCTCCGGTTGTGGTGGCCGATGAAGAGGAAAGGTAGTATTCTTCGGTAATGGACTTGATGCCCTTGCCGTCGGCTCCCTGCCCACCACTGATACAAGCCGCTTGGGTGTACTTGACTTCGCCATCAGAATAGACAATCTTCGTCCGCGACCAGATATACTTGCCGGCTTCCCATTCTGGGGAGGTAGTCTGCCAACCGTCCACCGGGGCAATGACATTCGACACCGATATCGCGTATTCCACATCGGTAGACTTGATGCCCTTGCCGCTTTCTCCCTTTGCCGCATATTTCAGCCAGTCGGCATTGCCGTCTGCCGGTTCTGTAGACGTGCCTTTCTCATTGACACATATCCATGAGCTGCCGTTATGCGTCACCTCATCGTAATAGGCATACTTCTCATCCTTTTTCCACGTCCCCTTGAATAGCGGCACCCGGAAAGCCTCGCCGGTGATGTCATCTACCTGGAATATCTTGCCGGACATGATGACGTGGCGAAAAACAGCCGAGTAGTTGTCTGCAGGAATACCATGCACGGTACGGCCTTTCTTCTTACCAATCCACGACATCTCTTGTGCCGGTTCCGGGTCCCATGTATTGGCGTGGTCAAAGAAAGTAATGCAGTTGTTGCCACCCACCGTATCGATAAGGATGTACGTCTGTCTATCCTCATCTGTAAAGTTACCCGTCTGGGCGAGTACCATCGCATCCCCCGGCTTCCAGTCGGTACCCGGTTTCGGCGTCATGACGAATGTCTTGGCAGTGTAATCGGCAGAAGTCACCCGGAACTTCATCTCCTCGAACCCCTGCAGCTTGCCTTCAGGTGACTTGGTGACGAAGTAGGTGGTCAGAATGTCATCGACAAACTGGCTCAGACCGTCGGCATCGGTCAGGTCAGGGGTTATGGTATAGCTACCGTCACCATTATCGCTCCATTCCTTGACCGTACATCCACCTCCGGGAGAGGCACACATCCTGCCTTTGAAATAGGTCACACGGTTATAGGCTACTTCCGGAAAAAACACACGCTTTCGGAAAATGCCCTCTTCCATCTCGAGAATGCCATTCTTATCGATGCACCCTCCGGAAATACCGCTGATGAACTCGCCGAACTTGACCCAATCTCCGAAGGTTATGGGGAAGGGAGTGCCGTCAGCTCGGTCTTTGTGAAGGAACATATCCTCCATTCCCTCAACAGAACCAGCTTTGTCCGCATAACCAGCTTTTATCTTTTGGCCATTTACCAGCAGATAACCTTCAATATATGAAAGCAATTCAAGCAAATCATAGTTACGGTGTTTATGACCGACACCGCCGCCAGAACCAAAGATGCGAGATAAAAAGTCTGCGAGGTAATACCCAATTGCAGCTACATTAGTAGTTGACCATTCCTCTGAATATGGATTTTGTATGGGAAATAAGGCCCCCTCGGAAAGTGGTAAGCGGGAAAATTCAGCAAGCCGAGGGGGCACCGTAAAAGAACCGACTTCGGGAACAGTGATGTTAAGAATATCTGCCGGAAGATCAGTTCTGGGAAGATTTAGTAGAGGACGGGCATCCGCATACTTAAATGTGAATGTATAATTACTCGGTATGTCACGATCCGTAAAGCTGACATTACTTTCCATTACGACTATCTGCCGCAAATAATTACCTGCATACAGATATTTGTTCTGGGATGGGAAAAAATCAAGCAACCATTTGCGTTCATTATCATTTAAGTATCCGGTATTCTTTTGAAATTTCCTTTCGGTATCCACACGATACTCTTGGAAACATTCATCAGTTTCCGCTATATTATGAGTGTGCTCCCCATTAAGAGTAGTGACACCGTAAGCCCGAAAGGTATCTATGCCGCCCAACGAATTCTCGAACAGTACCCATTGTTCCTGCTCGGAGCGCATATCCTCAGCATAGTAACGCTGTATATATGTAAGACGCTGGCCGGAGGTATTCTCAACCCATACATCATAATATGCAGGTAATTTATGCCCCAGCCATCCCGCAACGACAGAGTATTGTAAAGGCATTGTATAAGCTATACCTGGCATCAACTCTGTAACAGTATAATCTGTCTGAGATTTAACAGTTCCAGACTCGTCCGTAAAGTAAGCGCGAAGTTTGACTGTACCGGCAACTACAGCATAGTAGGTCAGGAACTCCGGAGAATAATACGTAACCGGTTTAACATTCGGTTGCCAGGTAAGAAAATTCTGTGTCAGAAAATTTGTGGCTGAGTCTGCCAGGCGATCCACTCCACCACGCACTACCCGGAAATTGACGGTGTCCATGTCAATTAGAGCAGAAAAATCAGCAACAAGATCTGCCTGTGTATAAACAATGCCAACATCTGAAACAATAGTTTGCAGTGATTCATGCACCATCTGGCGTAGATCTATCTGCACTTGGCCGTTCTTATCCGTCTGGTAGCTTTGTGAAAGTAGCACTTCACCGTTTTTCTTCAGAGTGAAGGTTACGGTCTCAGCTGTAGACTGTACGATGATCGGTTTTAAGTTCATCGAGAGCGAAAGTACATCTGGTTGTTGCTGGATAGACATGCTTGATTTCTATTTTTGATTTTATACGCAAATTTATGCCACACATGACCGGTATGAAAGGACAACCAGCCTTCCTTACCTGCATGGCTTCAGGGCAAAGAACGCATGCCGGTAAAACCATTGGCCGCCGGTTCCGTCCACACGCCCCGAACGGTAGTAACTGTACCAAACTTCACGCTCGTACCATGTACCTCCTTGCACCACTTGTGAGGCCGTTGGTGCCGGAGGAAAAATGCTGGGACATTTCACGGTTGTCTGTGGAGTGAAACCGGCGGCTTTCCAATGCTCCTCATCCACCGGACTGGAAGTCCCAATCTGTTCCCAATAATATTCCGGACGATCCATATCTATTATTGGCGGCAGGCAAGCCGGACGTTGAAGATTGGTAGTAAGAAGGGTGCATTCAGCAGGACGGTTCCCACCTCCAAGAGTAAAACCGACCTTGTTTGGGAAGCACTTCACTCCTTCAAACAGTACGGGGCTATGTACACGGAGCGTACTCTTCAGGGTAGAGGGCAGAAGGAACTGGGCACTTACGTTATTCAACGAATGACGGAGCAGCAGGTCGAACTGCCGCCAAAAAACGTCGTATATTCCACCGGGTGCATTGTACAATAAAGAATAGGAATCCTTCACGGTGACAGTGCCGACAGACACGTCTTTCATTGGTCCCGTACCGGGCTGCACGAATGCCAGTACCGGCTTCTGGTCGTGCCGGTCAGTCTTGTTCCCTTCGGTAGCGCCTTCTCCGCTTTCCTCCTCTTCAATGTAACCGTTACTGATGACGATGGTACTGTTGAGTGCCCTTGCTTCTCCGGCATACAGAGCACTCCTTTCCAGGGTAAAGGCTGTATAGGCATTGCCATTACGGTCAGTGCCGTATTCGGTATGGAAGGTTGCCGTGGCAGGACAAGGCTGGCAATCAGGTACAGTAACCTCATATTCTTCCAGTCCGTCATCTGCAAAATAAGGGATATTCCCCTCGCTCAACAGTTCGGAATAATCTCCCACGGCATGTCCATCCCGATAGTAACAGCCGTTACTCGCGTTACAATAGGCGGTGGGATACTTTTCCTTCAATTCCTTCAGACTGTCGAAAGAGGTACAGTCGGTCAGTGAAGTGGCTGAAGAGAGCTTCAGTTGGCGTCTTGTGGCATACTCGACAGACGGGTGTCCGTCCATAAAGAATGTAAGGTCAACCTGCGGCTTTTCATCCAGCAATTCATTGAAGAAACGGACAGCTACGGTCCGCGCGGCTTCATCGGGTATAAACTCACAACAGAACTTCTTGCGGAAAAGGTCTATAAGGTCCGAACAGAGGCAGTCGGGCACCAGGTGCGCCAGAAGAATATCCCCGTTGACCAGAGTGTCCATGGTGGTGTTGATGAATACCATCCCGTTGAATGGGGGAGTCTTATCAAAGAAACCCTCTAGCAGTTCATATCCGAAATATGCAAAAACACGGCGTAAAACGTATGTGCATCGGATAAAGGGAGTGATGTAGTATCCGGGGGTAAGACTGATGGTGCGCCCGTCCACCTGCTCTGTACGTGACCAGGCATTGTACAGTCCGGTCACGGTACGCCCATTGTTCAATGGCGTACCGTCAGCCTCCATTTCTGCCATCGCATTGAGTACCCGTCGTTCACCGTCCATCTCCACGATAGCGGGGAAAATGGAAAAGTTCGGGTCCGTGTTTGTCCGCAAGCTCCAGCACCAGGCAATACCCTGCTCGACAGTCTGTACTCCGGGGACTGTTTCCGAACCGAACACATCAGTTAAAGGGGTACGCTGGAGGCGGCTCAGGAAACTTCCCTCATTCATGTAGAAGGTGGTTGTGATACCTTCATTCCGACGGGCTCCCAATACGGCCTGGCGGCAGGTGCAGAAGTATTCCCCGTCGGTAATGGTACATTCGATATCGGTAGACGGACGCTCAAGGTTCGCCAGCTGTTCGGGATTCCCCGTCAGACGACGGTTCAGAGGTGTGTCCGGTAATGTGACCGGCAGTGTCTGCTCACCGTACTCATTGAAGAAGAGATTCGTCCGTTCCACTTCAAGGCATGTGTCAGGAGAAAGCTGGTAGGCCTCGCCGGTGGGGATATGTACTATTTTCATAATATGATACTATTTTTTTGCTATGTTACGCGAACGGTTCCGCAATTCCTGCTTGCGTTCAAGTTCTGAGAGAGTGACGGATGCAGGGATACCCTCTTCATCAATGCGGATGATTGCATTGGCCAGGCGTTCCATCAGTCTTGGAGGCAGTGAGTTCCCTGGTGCGTTTGGTGGTACCGGAGCCGTAGCCTTCGGGGTATCTATGGACCCGCCGGATGAATACCCGGCCATTCGTGCGCGGATTGCCTGGTTAAGGTCAAGCGTACGGATGGTACCGGCCTGCTGGGACTTATCCAGTATATCCAGGATTGGTGCAACAGTGGGATTGCTTACTGCAGCATTGCTGGCCACCCATTCTTTGGATTGCCCGAAAGGGCCTTCACCTACAATGACAGTAGGACGGTCTATGAATCCCCGTGCATCCGGGTCATAATCCGCATCAGGAAAGAGTTTCCCATCCTGGGCACGCCGGACATCAATCTTGCCTCCGGACTGACGGCCGGTGGCAATACGCGCACCGGTACCGGAACTGCCGGAATTACTGCCGGAAAGAGTCATATTTTTGATTTTATCCCGTTCAGCTTTGGCACTGGCCAATTGTGCGGCTCCGGTCACACCCATAAGGGCTGCTGCGATGGAACCCGCAATCGGTCCCAAATCAGCATATGCTTTCATGATTGACACAGCTGTGTCTGCGATGATTTGTGATGCCTTGATTGCAAAATTCACGTCCGCATATTTTTTCTGTATATCAAGCTTTTTTTGGGCCTTTTCATTTTCCAGACGTTCCACTTCTTCCGTATTACCTTGGGCTGCCTCAATTTCCGCATCATATTTTGCATCGACCTGGTCCATTTCCGCTTGCTGCAATGCTTGAATGGCCCTGGAAAACAGACTGGAATAATAGTCAAACTGCTTTTTATAACTGTCCCGTTTGAGGTTCTGGACGGCTTGCTCATATTGTTCTTCAGTCAGAAATTGCTGTTCACGTGCGAGCCTGAGCTGTTCCAGTTCCGCATTGAACCGTTCCTGCTGTGTAGACAAGCCATACTGGTCACGGATGGACTGGATGCGTTGTTGATGTTCGGATTCAAGTTGTTCCTTAGCTCTAAGGTAGGCACTGTCCAATTCTGTCGTATCAAGATTGTTTTTCTCAGCCATTTCCTTACGCGCCTGGTAGGATGCCTCAAGAACCTTGAGTTGCGCGGCATAGTCTTCATCAACTGTAGTAACCTTGAACTCTGATTTGAAGTCCTTGACAAGTGTATTCAGCTTTTCCTGCAGTGAAGCACGCTTGGCATTCGCCGCCTTCTCCGCATCAATGACACGTTGATTGGACTTCCGGACGAGATTTTCCTTGGTTTCTGCATTGGAAATGGCCATGGATATGGCGTCCTCATAATAAGACTGTTCTATGATGAGCCTATTTTCCGCATACGATTTTTCAAGTTCGAGTACCAGCATTTCATGTTGTTCCTTACTCATTTTTCCTGATGCCAGAAAAGCTGAAAGAGCGGCAAACGATTCATTATACCATTTCTGTTGGGATTGCAGTTCTTCCTCCCTTAATGCTTCAAGAGACTTGGCGGCTTCCTGCTCCGTAGAGACTTTTGCTTTCTGCTCTTTTTCTGCAGCCGACTTTGCTTCTTTGGCAGCCTTTTCAGCCTTCTTCCTGGTCGCGTCAGAGTCCTCTGCCGGGAAACGTTTGTTGTATATTTCCTGGGCTATTTCTACATACTCACCGGCTGCATCCTTATTGTTCTTTATCCAGGCTTGCAACTGAACCTTCTCCATCTTGTTGAAGTTCTGGCGTACTTCTGCAAGCTTCTGCTGGTTCTTGACGGTTTCTTCAATAGTCTGGCCGTTCAGTTGTTTCAATTTCTCTTCGGCACCCAGAATGAGGTCACCATACTTTTTTATATCCTGCTCTATCTGTGGAAGAGCTTCCGTATTGATGTATGCTGTCGGTGCGGCAAACATACCGTTGCTCTGGAAAACAGTCCTTCCACCTTGTTTCTGCTGTTCCAACAGATTCTTATATGCCTGGCGGTATTCTTCCAATTGCTCTGTTGTTTCCCGGATGGCTTTCTGATTCTCAAACTTTAGCAGCGCCCTTTGTTTCTTAAGGAATTCCTCCACCTTTTCGCCTGAAATTTCGATGGCATTCCCGTACTGGTCGAATGCTGTCGCTGCGCCAGGTACCATGTTCCTTATCTGGGCTATGACATTGGCCAACTCTTTCTGTTCCTCAGCGGAACGGGAGGACTTGCCGGTCAGTTCCTCGTATCGGTTCAACAGTCCCGGCAATGCGCTCTCAAGCTGCACCATCTTGTCGAAATGGTTCTCGTAGGTTTCCGTATAAGTGGTGAACATTTCCCCAAGTTTAGTGAAGAATCCATTGGCATACTTCAACATGGATTTCCAGAACGGCTCCAGCTTTTTCCCCACTTTATTGAAAAAGGCATCCATTGTGTCTCCAAGGTTGGACTGGATTCCTTCAAGTTCCTGCATCTGCACGGCCATGGAACCGGCAATGCCGTCTACACGACCGAGAGAAAGAAGATAATCTTTGATGGCATCCTCAGAATTGCGCACTTCGGTAGTCACTCCTCGGAAAGAGAACTTTGTAGTCTCCCCGGATTTGGAAGCCTTGATACCGAACTCCTTCAGACGTTCGTTCTCCCCGGTCATCGCATCAAGTATAGCCTCAATGAGCTGATCGACGGACTTTCCTTGGGAAGCGGCAAGGTCTCCCATGTTGACAAGCTCCTGGCTGGTAGGCTTGACCCCACGATTAACCAACTTGATATATGCTTCAGTCCATTCCTGCAAGGACGATGGGGTGTCTGCTGCCAATTGCTGAAGCATCTTCATGGCATCATTGGCCTTCTTCTGCGACTGGAAAGTATTCCGAAGGACCGCCTCGTATTTGGCGAATTCCTTGCGTGTCTCGTATGCCTGGTTATGGACATCCTTAAGCCATCCGACAACCTTAACGGCAATGAAAGCCTTGGCTGCCATTTTTAACTTGGACATCCAATTCACGCTGTTGCCGAACTCATTGTTCATGTTGTTACCTGCGCTGCGTAACTCGCTCATACGGGCACGGACTTCTCTGAGACGGGTATTGAGCTTGGCATATTCTTCCGGATTCGCAGATTCAGTCATATCATCCAAAGCAGCGGAAAGCTCCTTAGCTTCTTTCTTGAGCTGTCTCATGGTGAGATCGTTGACTTTCAAGTTACGGGTCAGCAGACTTATTTTCTCATTGTTTTTGGAAATTTTGGCAGTATAGTCTTTGCACTCTTTCGCAAGGTTCTGATAGTCTTTCGTGTTCTTTTTGCCTTGGGCTTCGAGCTCCACCATAGCCTTGCGGCGTTCGGCCTCTTCCTTTTTCAAAGCCTTGGTTTCCTTGGTCAGTGTATGCAGCTCTTCCTGAAGCTTGGAACTGTCACCTGAGATTATGAGTTTGATTTCGTCTTCGGATAAATGCTTTTTTGCCATAATGTTACCAGTTTGAGTTTTCATATTGAAGGGCCTGCTCCAGTTCCTTGCGAATATTGGTACGAACTTCTTCCGTGAAACCGTACTTTATTTCCGGGAATGTCTCATGATACAGCACTCCCCAGACCACCCGGTTATAAAGAGCAAGATTACGGCGAATATGACGGGAAATACGGTCACCGGCTCCACGACGATAATAGATGTCAAGGAAGCGGAGATATGGGAATATACGCAGATAATAGGCTTGTTTCGTATCTGATTCCTGGGCAATGAACGGACGTTTCTGAAGATGTGCCACCAGGTCACCAGACCGTGAGTTGAGATATGTACGCACAACTTTTTCTTGTGTTTCATAAATAAGGTTGATGCCTTGAGACATTATATCATGGACAAAACGTTCTCTGACAAGCTGGTCTGTAATCATATTCACTGTTATTTCCAGCGAAGATAGAATAGGGGAGGGGGTACGGAAAGGACATAAAACGAAGGGGCAACTATTCATCACGAACAATTACCCCCTATATGACAGTAGTATTTAGTTTCTCGCTTGGAGCATCCACCGGAAGTCCAGTCCTGATGAACCAGGACGGTTCTGGTATTTATAACCGACATCAAGCATGGCTTGATGAACCTGCTCCTTACTAATATGCGCTCCAGGATCAATGCGACGAATGGCGTCGTAGACTTCATCCGTAGTGAACCAATGGGTGGCATGGCGTGCATCCGGGGCAGGTTTGAACGATGCGGACAAGGATGCTATATGGATACTGATATCGGTAATTTTCTGTTCTTGCTCTTTATTTTTCATTTTGTCCTCCTTTCTCATTAACATCAAGCGCATGCTGCAGGCAGGCAATGATTTCACGGGCATCCTCCGCAGAGATGTCGCACATCACATAGTTGCCATAATAAGCAAGGCAATATTTAGACTCACTTGTTTCAGTTCCTGTACAAAGACGTTCGGCTTGAACATAAATATCTTTTTGTGCTATAGACTTGATACGGTTCATTTGGCACCTCCTTCCTTCGCTCGTTTCCTCTTTTCCTCATAGTGTTCCTCCCAAAGGAAGTGCTGGATACGCTCGTGTTCGTACGTCTCGTTGAGTATCTGCCGTAGGCAGAACAGTTCCGTAAGGGTCAAGTCCTCAAGGATACCGAAATCGCCCAGATGGATGGTATAGCACGGTTTTGCTACCGTTCCACCCATGTAGTGCACATATTCTTCTGAAACGAACATGTGGCGCGGATTTTTTCTTCTCTTTCTGCTCATTTCATACCTCCTTTCTCATTAAAGGAAATATTCACAGTGCCACCATTGGCATAGATGATAATGGATTTTTCACTACGCGCAGCACGGATACGCTTGCGACCGGAACACAAATCAATGCCCAGTTGGGCAAACAAGGTCTGGACCTTCTCAGCAGATACATAGCGTCCGCGGGCGCTTTGAGATTGTTTTTTCATTTTGGAAGTCAATTTAAATGAAACAATATGGTTAATAAATGACGGGAAAGCCGACTTTCAATACCCAAAAAATAAGAAAAACATACTTCAAAAAAGAAAGTTCCGCTTTCCCGTTGACTTCCACCTGATGCAGGCAGTGGGTGCATTAACACTCCACACGGGGGTCGGAACTATATAGATAACCGATGGGCATAAAAAATACCAACGGCAATCGGTTGGCGAACTACTCGTCGCCTACATCAAATGGAAGTCACTGCAAATATAGAGGTTGTTTTTGGAATGGCAAAAAAAAAATGAAGTTTTTTAGACTCCGCTTATGTTCTTATATTGTATT